AGCTCTGAAGCAAAAAGGCTACACCGTCGTGCAATTAAAGAATACTTTAACTGTCAATGTGTTTATTGCGGAGAAACTTATGAATTACATGAACTTACACTTGATCACGTTCGCCCTAAGTGTTTTGGTGGTCAAGACCTTACATCAAATCTTGTACCCAGCTGTAGGAAATGTAATCAGGCTAAAGGCAGTAGAAATTGGTTACAATGGATGAGAGATACATTTGGCCCTACTAATAGGGAAACATTAATCCTAGCACACATTCGTTAATTATGGCAACCAACAATAAAGATAAAAACCCTCAATCTTTAGCTAGTATGGCAGAAGAGATTAGGGAACTACGTAGAAAAGTAGAAGCACGTAATGCTGGTACGGACGAAGCTAGCCAAAAGCAAAAAGAGCGTATGGCTGCTCTTAAAAAGCGCATGAGTGAAGATGTACGTAATCAGCCTAATGCTGATGGGCGTCGTATGCCTAACCGTGCGGAGAAACCTCAAGAGTCTAAGTCTAGTGCTCAACAAGCGGGTAAGAGCCCTGCTGCTACTACTAAGGTAGAACAAGCTAACTTTAAGGATGACTCAAACATTGATTGGAATCAAAAGGCTGGTTCTGAGAAAGTTAAAGGAGGAGCTAGGGTTCAAAAGGGTATTACTAAAGGCCGTATGAATAAGTATGCAGGTGAAGGCCGCCAGCATAGTTATAATAATTATATGGCAGAAGAAGAGAAAAAGAAAAAGGGTGAGTCTAACGTTGTAGGGAGCTAAGTAATTCCAATGGATAAGGAGTTATTTCAGCTACTGGCTGAAACTGCAGTTAAACTGCAAAGCGAAAGCGAGCCTCTTATTAAATCTAAACAACTTTCTAAATCACCTACTGTTAGAGCTTATGCTAACGTTGTAAATCAAGGTGATGATCTATTTGCTGATATTTTATATAAATACTTAAACGGTGATGTAGAAGTTGACGAAGCTGTTCGTAAACTCAATAGTCGTGAAGGTACCCTTATTAAAGCTGGTAACTACTATCAGCGGTTAGAAGGTCACCATCCTATCTATCAAAAACTACTAGCAAATAGACTGTTCAAAGCTGATCCCAAGAAAGCACTTGAAGTAATTAAAATTATTAGAGATCAGTTGCCTGATGCTATGAGTCCTGGCACTGATCCTGATAAACTAATTTATACCACTAGGGATTTGCATGGAATTATTGGACACGGTGGTAACTTTAAGTCCAATACCATGGGTGAGATAAATACTGAAGTTACCCCAAAGGAAATTGTTGATCAACTGTACCCAGATCTTATAGATGCTGTTTATAGAGCAGGTTATCTAGAAACCAATCCAGCTCAACAACTGTTGGTTAAAAAAGCTGGTGAAGCTGTGGGTGTAACTGATCCAGATAAACAATCTCTAAAAGTTAGGCAATCGTTAGCTAAACAATCTAAAGCGTTTCCGATTCTTACAACACAACTAGAAGGTGTAGCGGAAGCTACTGCTAGGGTTGTCCCGCCTGACCCTGGTAATGTTGGTAGACTTGGTATTAAAGATTTATATGGCGCACTTGAACTTGCTAGAGCAAGAGGTCCATTAAATATGGGAGGCTATTTGCCATTACCAATACCAACAGGATCTCAACTTAAACAACTGGCACCAAGTATCAAGGCACAGCTACCATTTAACGTTGGTTCTGCTATTGAACCTTTACAAAGAGGTCAACCTACTAAAGCTCTAGAGGAAGTTGCTAAAGGTACTGCTATTGGTATGGCAACAGATCCTATAGTTAAACCTATCATGAGTAGGTTGATTCCAGCTGTTGGGGCTGCTGTTAAAGCTGCTCCTGTTGCTGCACCAGCCGCTATTGCTGCAGCTACTGAATTAGCAGCTCCTAGGGCAGCACAAGGTGGTCCTGAACGTGTCACAGTTAACGGTACACCATTTTGGTTAGATAAAAAAGCTAATAAAGTTTATACCAACGAGGGTCGCCCTACTAGCTTTGGTGTTGATTATAAAGGTGGTAAACCACAACTAGTTCCACGTGGTCAAGGTGCTGGTTCTAAAAGAGCTGAAGCTGATCCACTTAGACAGGCTGCAAAGGGTAATCTAATGCCAGCTTTGAATATACTAAATCCTATGTCTCAACTATTGCGTTTTTCCAATAGTGCAATGAAGACTATCCGTGGTGAGGTGTAATGGCAGAAAAGAAAAAGAAACAAAAAGAGACGAACCCTCTACTTGAACTAATCCGTAAAATTAAAATTGCATATGCTATTGGTAAGGATCCAGTAACTAGTGCAATGGCTAGTCGTGGGTTTACTCCATCTAAGAATGCTGCTCTCAATTACGGTAAGATTATAATGAACATGCCGTATGACCCGGAGATGCGTATTAGACCTAAAGACCCTCAACAACAGCTACGTGCTAACAACATGCGTATTGGTGAAATTGAACGTATTACCAATATATTTGGTGGAGTTCGTACTAAGCTCGCTAACTAATCCCTCACCATTGGTGCCTAGGAGCCTCTACAAGGGGCCTCTAGGCTCTTTTACGTATATTCTACCACCTATGCCCCTAATCTTTGTCACAGGCCCTCAGAGAAGCGGTACAACGATAGCTGCTCGAATCTTAGCAACTGATCTTAAACGTCCCTATGTCGATGAGTCTGAATATACACCAAATGCGATACCACCTAATGCAGTAATACAGGCACCTTTTATCATTAAGTCTGTATTGGAGCTTTCTTACTTATTTCCTAAAGCTCACTTTATCTTTATGGAACGTAATAAGGATGACATCGTTAAAAGTATGGAGCGCATTGAGTGGTACAAAGACTACATCCAAGACTCATCATTTTATAACACTTACGTAGAGCATACGTACAGATACATTGATCTATTGTGTGAGACATTACCTAAGGATAGGTGGAGCATCTTACGCTACGACTCATTAACCACCCACCCATTATTTATAAAAGATAGAGATGACTTTACCGTCAGGCAATGGCAAAAGGACAAGCCAGAAGGCCCAATCACCTGGAGAAACGACAACAGCACTGGATCTTATAAAGTCAGACTTCAAGATGTTTCTTCAAGCTCTATGGCAACAATTAGATCTACCATCCCCGACACGAGCACAGTACGCAATCGCTGACTACTTACAACACGGACCTAAACGACTACAGATCCAAGCTTTCCGAGGAGTCGGTAAGAGTTGGATTACTGGAGCGTTTGTGCTGTGGACACTCTTCAATAACCCAGAGAAGAAGATCATGATCATCTCGGCTTCTAAAGAGCGTGCTGATAACATGTCTATCTTCCTTCAGAAGCTGATCATTGAGACACCATGGCTAGTGCACCTTAGACCTAAGAGTGATGATAGTCGATGGAGTCGTATTAGCTTTGACGTTAATTGTTCACCTCACCAAGCACCATCCGTTAAGAGTGTTGGTATCACAGGTCAATTGACTGGTAGCCGGGCAGACCTGATGATCCTGGATGACATCGAAGTGCCTGGTAACTCGATGACTGAGATGATGAGGGAGAAGCTTCTACAGCTCTGTACAGAGGCTGAGTCCATCCTGACACCCAAGAAGGACAGTCGGATCATGTACCTCGGTACACCACAGACTACCTTTACCATCTACCGTAAGTTAGCTGAACGTAACTATCGTCCATTTGTCTGGCCATCACGCTACCCTCGTAAGGACAAGCTCTCTCAATACGAAGGTCTACTATCCCCACAGATTGTAGAAGACATTGAGATGGGTGTGGAGGAGTGGGCACCAACAGACCCTGATCGCTTTACTAGTGATGACCTAGTAGAACGTGAAGCTGCTATGGGTCGTAGTAATTTCATGCTACAGTTTCAGCTAGACACAACACTTAGTGACGCAGAGAAGTTCCCACTTAAATTTAGTGATCTTGTTATTACCTCTGTTAATCCGACTCAAGCACCTGATGCTGTGGTGTGGTGTTCTGATCCACGCAACGTCCTTAAGGATCTCCCCACCGTAGGACTACCTGGTGATTACTTCTACTCTCCCATGCAACTCCAAGGGGAATGGAGTAACTACACGGAGACCATCTGCTCGGTCGACCCAAGTGGTAGAGGTAGTGATGAAACAGCAGCCACATACATAAGTCAAAAGAATGGGTTTCTCTACGTTCACGAAGTACGAGCTTATCGCGACGGTTATAGCGACAATACACTTCTTGACATCTTGCGTGGGTGTAAGCGGTACAATGTTACTAAACTACTCATCGAAACAAACTTCGGAGACGGTATCGTCGCAGAACTGTTTAAGAAGCACCTCCAACAAACTAAACAAGCAATAGACGTAGAGGAAGTACGGGCTAATGTACGTAAAGAAGATCGTATCATTGATGCCCTAGAACCTATCATGAATCAACATAAACTTATTGTTGATCGTGGGGTGGTAGAGTGGGACTACTCTTCCAATAAGGACGCACCACCTGAGGAACGTTTACTTTATATGCTCTTCTACCAGATGAGTAGGATGTGTCGTGAGAAGGGTGCAGTTAAACACGATGACAGATTAGACTCATTAGCACAAGGCGTTAAATACTTTACAGATGCCATGGGTATCAGTGCCTATGAAGCTGTTAAGATGCGTAAACAGGAAGAGTGGCAAGACATACTAGACACATTTATAGATGACCCTCAAGCTGCTACTAATCACTTAGTCTTTGGGATGAATTTAGAACAAAGACGAAAGGCTAGAGGTAAGACCAAAAGTTCAGTCCCTACCTGGGTCTAGTGGCTGCTAAGCCGCAACCTAAACAGATCCCACCCGATTAAGGGGAAGTGGAGGGTGGACCACTTTCTCCGAGGGTAAGGAATAGACATGCCTCTAACGTGCGTTAGCACGCACTATCGAGACACATCTATTCCTTCCTTTATCTTTGTTCACCAGCTACTATTACTCTCTAGACAGTTAACCTTGGGGAAGTTAACATAAGTCTTTCTAGAAAGGGTTATATCTTCTTTACTGTAAAACACGCCGTAGGCGGTTATTACCGTAAGTACTGTATAACCAAAAGACACAAACTTCCACTAACCTACACTATTTACGGTTAATACTGTGAGTACTGTGAGGGATTAGGAGCGCAGCTCCTCCCACTACCGTCACTACTGTTATTAACTCTCTCCTCACTTCCGTTAACGTATGAGTAGAACATATCGTAAGACACCTACACATGTCTTTAGAGCAGTACAAACTTATAGCGAGTTAAAGCAACAATCATTTGATGATGATGGTTATACGGTATCTACTCGGCATCGCTATATCCCATCTAACTATGATGACATATTTCCTTCCTCCTACCAACAATTAGATCACCACAAATGACTACCCACCAAGTCAACCTTGTACACATCACACCTAACGCAGAAGAACTTATCTCTTATATGGCTAGGGTAAGTAACCCAGCTAACCAGTCAAACACTGAGACCTCCCAACGACTCATTAGGTATCTAATCGAGCATCAACACTGGTCACCATTTGAGATGGTTAATATGTGTGTAGAGATTGAGACTACTAGAAGTATAGCAGCACAGATCCTAAGGCATAGGAGCTTTAGCTTTCAGGAGTTCTCACAGAGGTATGCAGAAGTACCTATTCCAGCGGAGTTACCTCAACTTCGTAGACAAGATACTAAGAACCGTCAGAATAGTATTGATAACTTAACTGATGATACTAAGAATCACTTTAACTACCGTATTGGTATGTTGTACGGTGATGCATATAAGATCTATAAAGACATGATAGCAGCTGGGGTAGCTAAAGAATGTGCTAGAGAAGTACTGCCATTAGCTACACCGACTAAGCTTTACATGAACGGTACTATTAGGTCTTGGATTCATTACTGTCAACTACGGTGTGGTAATGGGACACAACTGGAACATAGGATGATCGCAGAAGGGGCCTATAAGCTCCTACAAGAGCACCTACCTAATGTTTGTGCTGCGTTAGCTGTCTAACTGCGTTGAGGGGCCTTACCTGGCGCTCAGGTGTGGTCCCTTAAAAAAAATAACATAAATTTAACAAGCCTTATATCGACAGTGGGTCTCGTATTCCCCCCCAGTGCCCCCCTCTTGCGATCAAGGACTCTCACGGTATAACAATAGACAGCACTGTATGTAATGTACTGCTAGCCGGTGTGTAACTAATTGGTAGCGGTGGAGTACTGGGTACAACTGGTTAGTAATAGGGGGTAAGGGGGTATAACGCTATATGTAGTGGTGTGTTGATATGGTGACACTAGGGTATATATCAAGTTATCTGTCTGCCCCTCTTAACTCAGTAAGACAGTGCAGCTATAACGCTATCAGACACGCCTAGAAGCCTCTCTAAGGCCCCTCTAACAGTTAATAGGTATACTGAGCCCTAGCGCACACTAGAGAGGCATTACAGACGATTATTGGTAGATAGTTGAAATCTTGATAAACGTCAGTTATTAAGGATATGAGTAAGTGAAGTGTTTGCGTGTTCACAATCACGCTCAAACTCAGACAGCACTGTTTTAATACGACACACCAGTCCAGCACACAGTAAGCATCGATAAGGAACGCTGATAGGGTTAATTAGGGGGCTACACGGTTCCACTGGGTTCTTGGGATTGACACACCAGCCCAGCCGTGGTATGGTAGGTTCATCGGTGGGGGAGGCGAGACCGTCGCTCTACCACCAGCACCTCGACAATTGCATATGTATGGTCGTCACAAGACGGACTTAGCGGAGCGAGCGATCCCGCGATGTGTTATAGGTTGCAACCCGACCTGACACTACGACCACGTTACTTACAGCGCAGAGCCACATGCGCATACATAAATTAGATCATGGCACTACACACACACAATTGGAGGCTAACACATGTCTATTACTGTTGACAAGAAGATTGCTACTGGTCTTCTTGGTAAAGCTAAGACTGGTGATGAGCTTTTGTCTATTCTTGACATGATCATCAATAGCTTCACCAAACCCAACACTGTTACACCTACACTTGGTTGCGGTTTAGCAACCGCTGAGGAGATTGAGTTTTAATGGTTACCCTTGCCTTACTCGTTCTTGTTTCCGGTACCGTATTCGCCATTAAGGAGATCAATGACAACATTTACCTTTGACCAGTTACAGGCTGCTGTGCAAGACTGCACCAGTTATGACCTTATCCAACGTATGGGTGATGACTATGATGAGTATGTTCTCATCGATCCTTATGGTGATCAAGATGGTGAGCCATTCTATGAGCTTAGTGATGTAGAGGATTTCATCCGTAACAATGACCAAGTTGATGCATACCTCTATGAGTTGGTGTCTAAATGACCTATACTATCTCACGCATGGATGATGAGGGCAACATGATTGCTCTTGAGTCATTCGATACATATAGTGAGGCTGAGATGAACATCAATGCTTACTTCAACATGTATCCTTATGCTTATGTAGACATCATCGTATCACCAAATTGACTTCATTCACAATCA